ACATAACGTTCTAACTAGAGGACTAATTATGTTTAAAATTACCGAAAAGCCCGCTTGGCTGTCGACCCTGAGCGACGATGCGCAAAGCCGACTTTCCCGTAACAATCAGTTGTTAAGGGAAGGTTCAGACAATGTCGTTATTTCACCAGCGATGAAAGACGTTGAGGACTCCGAAATAGAGGGTTTTGTAAAAGGGACTTTCGATTCCGGCCTTTACACTGAGAAGCTAATAGAAATCGAAAACTCAAATCTCAGCAAACTAGGACCACGATCGATCGCGTTACCGTGGGCTGAGAGGAGAGCGAGTTTGGAAGCGTACTTCACCGACGAAAGTCTCTTGAGTGAAGGCGATTTCCGGGAATGGGCGATTGAATTTCAGTCGCGCTATTCGATCAACGGTAGACTCCATCCAGTATCACTAGATACAGTGGCGAAGAACTTGGAACCTTCGTCTGCTTCAGGCCTCCCATATATGGTGAAAAAGGGGATTGTCCGTGAAAGAGGACAATTGACTGAAGAGTTTGTTGATGTCTACCCATGTGTCATATACACTCGTACACAGGAGGGTGGTAAGACTCGAAACGTAATGGGGGTTGGTATATCGGATGTGATACGCGAAATGCGTTATCATCAGGCATTCTTACCTACAGAGAAGAAGTTGAGTTGGAGAGCCGCTATCGTTTCTCCAGATGAAGTGGACCTGCAAATCAGTACCATGCTAAACATGCGTCTCAACGACGAGACCGTCACCTGTCTCGATTTCTCAGCATACGATGCCAGTATCAGTCCATATCAAAGTGGACGTGCTTTCGCTTTCATTGCCAGCCATTTCGCGACTAAATTCTGGTGGGAAATTTACAGTATTTACGAGCGTTTCGCTACCATTCCGTTTTATACTCCTGACGGTGAATATTCCGGAAATCACGGCGTACCATCCGGGTCCGCCTTCACAAACACCATCGACTCAATTGTGCAGTTTCTTATTGCCGTGGAAAGCAAACTAGCCAGTCCTGATGGACATGGAGCACAGATCCAAGGTGACGATGGGATCTACTTGATCGGAGATAACGATGTTGACGCTTTTACTGAAAGTTTCCGGGCTGCTGGCCTCTCTGTTAACACGGATAAGTCAGACTTCTTCAAGGGAACCGAAGGAACGTACCTCCAACGATACTACCACACGAGATATTACAGTAACGCTCGCCGTTTCCTTGGTGGCGTGTATTCTATTGGGCGCGCTCTGCTTCGGCTCAAATATCTCGAGCGATTTATCGATGGAATTGGAAACGATGATGAAATTTCTGGACGCGATTATTTCTCATTACGTGCAATAACAATTCTCGAGAATTGTAAGTACCATCCGCACTTCCATGACCTGATAGACTTTGTCCAAAGCCGGGATAAAACTTCGCTCAGTTATTCTGGAACTGGCTTGAAGGCTTTTGCCAATCATCCAAGCCGGAGGTCGAGGGCAGACATCACGAACCAGTACGGTGATCAAGGTGGAATTGAGTCCTTTGAAACCGTGAAGTACCTACAGAGCAAAGGTACTCATACTAGCAAGTGGGTCAAATAGTTGACCGGGT